TCTGCTTGTTGTTCTGACTCTGCAACTACAGATACAACTACTTTAAATGTCGCTTCGTATACTCTCTCCATTAGTCTACCTCCTCATTTTACTTAAATAATCTTTTTTTAGCTTCTCGTTCATTCCCTCATAAGACTTATCCTCGTCTAAAAGTTTATCAACTTTTTTCTGATAGTCTTTGTCTTTATCAACACCCTTCCACCAAGAATCAAACTGATCAGGGTATAAAATCTTTACTGCGTCTTCAAATTTCATGCTGTTCTCCAATTAATTACAAATCCACTAGTGTCTGTCTTAGCATCACCTTTAGCTTTCAATCCTACCACAACACGCTTGTTTCCGTCAAGGAATCTCATGTCTGTCTTATCACCATCAATGACACGCAAACCTTTGAAAGTCTTAGGTAATCCTTCTTTGAATACAACTGCTACATTGTATTTAATACTGTCAAAGTAATCTGCATACTTCTTGTTAGCTTCTGAGTATGACCAAGTCAGATGATAGTTAGGTATATGTGATACTTTACGATTAGGTATCTTTGTGTAGTCATACCATTGTACTTCTGGAAACATTTGAAATATGTTTTGACCACACTCAACCTCAATAGTTTCCCATTGAATATCAGACGTTCCGTTTAATCTAATAGCAGGCTTTTTACCTTTACGTGTACAGTAACCTATAAACTTGATAACATCTAATACTAATAGTGCCATAAACTGTGGTCTGTCATTTAAAAACAAAGCAGTCTTACGTTCTCTAGCTTTGTGTATGCTAGGAAATACTCTAGCCATACCTGCATTATCAAGACAAGGTGCTTTACATTTAGCAACTACTTGAAATGGACATATCTTAGTATTTATAGGTCTTAAGTGCATAATAGTAGATATGTAATCACTTAACTCATTGTTACCTTTAGCAACTTTAGGATTGCTGTCAGGTGCTGATAATAACTTAAACATTTGTTTACTCCCAAGCTGTGAATGACATAGAAGGTTGATACGTTATACCTTCTGCTACCCAATCAATTCGTTCTTCTAAAATATCTTCAACCCATAGTTCAGCGTCTGTGCTATCACCTTCTTCACCAACACCTAATACTAAAGCTTTGCCTGCTAAAGGCTGACCACATAGTTTAAAGTATCTTTGGTTTTCAACAAACAAACCTTCATCATCTACAAAAACAGTATGATCATCTATACTGTAAACTGCATCAATAAGTTGACACTCACATAAAGTATAGATTTGTTTTAGTGTGTTGTCTTTTTCTAATGTAACTTGTTTAATAGTTTGGTCGAACGGATTAATAAGATAACCTTTCATAAGGTACTCCTTTGTTAGTGTATTAAAAGATAAGGGAACAATGTTTATCACAGTAGCTAACTGTCTAGACTATTTGATTACACACATTAGTCGTCAGATTTATATGTGAAACCCTCTTAAAAAAGTAGTTTTCTAGTTCCGAAGTAACTACTAACTCCTCCAACAGCAACATAACCATCGGTTTTTATAGTGTCTGTCACCACTAGTAGATGCGCTTTTATAGTCACCCTAACAACTCTACATTACATTGTTAGGCAGACTCACAGAGCAAGCTATGGTGGAACAGTCTCGAAGACTGGGTAATAAAGCTTGTTGCTTTTTTTAACTAAAGATAGCATTTACAAGACGATTGCCTGTATCAGCTTCTCTGACAGCTCTAAAGCAAGGCTGTATATCACAAGCAATGGGCATCTCAAGGATTTGCATTGTAGGATTTACTTTACCAAGACCAACAGTAGCTTTAAAACTAAGCTGTCTGTTACGTTTTGGTGTAGCTTTAGGAATGTACACAGAAGTTCTGTCTTTGTGGTAAGCATGAAAGGTATCTCCTGATGAGTAACCTTGTCTGTTCTTGTGAGAACGAACTCGTATAATGCTTGCTCCAATTCTAGAACCTTCAAACCATAAGTTCTGTACTGATAAAGGTGCTTCTTTAATTGAAGTTGTAGTATCACTACCTCGTGCTGAATAAGTGATAAAGTTTTTGTGTTTATTGTGAGCCATAATAGCCCTCCTCATTAAGTAATGTTAAATTATAGTCAGCAAGTGCCGACCAACAAATTCTGGCAGATGCCGAGAAGTTTGTCAAGTGGTTACGTGCGCAATTAAACTTAGTAGTTTTTCATATCTATATCTCCTCTTTTAATACCAGAAACTTTCTTATCTAATTCGTCATCATCTTCAGCTCCTTCCCAAATATCATAAAAACTCTCTGCATACTTTAAAGTTTCTAAAACTTCTTTAGGACTTTGATAACTCTGAACATCATCACCTTTATGTTTATGAAAAGGATGGGTGTCTTTATAAAAGATAGCTGTTTCAGCATTACGACAATCCTTTGTGTATACATCATCATTTAGTTTAAGATTTTTATTTGAACAGTAATGATACTGACCAAACTGTACAGATACAGTATAGCCATTCTCAAATGTAATCTGAAAACCTTGACCACCTTGAATACTAAAGTTACTGTGATTGAATCTACTCATGATACCTCCTTAGGTAATAGTTGAACATTCCAAATGTATTTGTCATATGTATGACACCAAGTTCTAAAGACATAAAAGCTTTTAGAACGATTCTCAAATAAAAACACTTTGTCTTTATAAGCAAGACTCCTGTTCTTACACTTTACTTTAAAAGAACTTAAGTGTTTCTGAGCCATCTCGAAACTTAGAAATTGTTTAATCATAATTATTCTACCTTTAAAATTAAATCATCTTTCATGGTTACCTTTGCAAAGAACTCTCTACCACCACCTAAAAGATGAGGTCTTCTAGCACCTACAAATGTACCATTTGATTTATACTCAGGACCAAATATAGAAGTTTCTTGGTATTGTAAAGGTTGTCCAATACATTCTTTCATTTGTTTCTTACTATCATAACCTGTTAATAACATCATACATCACCTCTCTATAATAAATTTAACTGCCTCTTGTCTTGATACTGCTCTGTTCTTAGACAACGATAATAATACTATATGTTCTCTGAACAAGTCAAGTATCGATTGATGTTCCTTCCCAGTCCAGAATTGTTTCTCTGGATGCTTGTCTTGAAACCAAACTACAAAGTCCATTGTTGCGCCTATCTCTTCATGGCTTTCACCATAGTCGAGTGCAATTTTCTTATCCTCTTCTTCTTCGGTCATAAGCTTACCTCCTTAGGTAAGAATTTTATTTAAGCCCAGCAAGGGCTGGGTGCAACCAGTTTACCACCGAAGTCGGTTTTGTCAAGAGGTTCCACGCACGAATAACAATAGCCGAAGACACTAATTAAAATAATAATTACGCAAAACACTTGACACGATATAAGGATTACCTGTATAATCTACGGAGATTAAAAAGGTTATATGTTTGGAGTTGAGGTATTCAGTGGTAGTTGCTTGAAAACTTCTAAAACTTCTAAAACTTAATAATATTCTGGGTAAATTTTAAATGAAAAATAAGTTATCCACAAGTTATACATACTTATACACAAGGAATAGACAAGTTACTAACAGCAACTCGTTCAGTACTCAGGCGGTTTTTACAAGGCGTTATTAACTCATATAATTAAATTTAGGTATGGGTATGGTCATATAAAGAGCTGAGTTTATCTCAGTTATAAATGCCCACCCGAATTTTCCAGTTCTCTTCAGGTATGAATTGTATGTTTGTGAATGCAAACTTCGACAAGAAGACATATGAGACCTGGAAAATTCTTAAAATGAATCTGCTCTAATTTAAACATAAAAAAAGCTCCCTTTAATTAAAAAGAGAGCTTAATTAGTAACTAAATCTTATAATTTAGTTGCAACAACCTTTAAAAACATATCAACTGGAGTCTTTTCTTGATTATGTTCCTTAAAAGATTTAGTTACTTTAACCATAATTCTTTTAGGAAGAGCTTTAGAATTATCCTCAAAATATGCTTGGCAAGCATCAGAATCAAATTTCTTATCATCTAAAAGAACTTTAGAAACTCTAGCTTTAATTCTATTATTGAAAGATTTTTTCATTGATTCTGACTCATTTTCACGAGGGTCAGATTCGAAAACCTTCTGAATAAAGCTTTCTAATGTGAAATTTGCTACACAATATGCTTGCTTTCTAGTGCAAGGTCTTCCTGACATTTTGTTAGCGTTAAATCCGGCAGACTTGTCTGCATTTTTTGTTACAATGAAATCACTTAATGTTTTCATGTTTATTTACCTTTATAGGTTAGTTGAAGTTCTTCAATTTGAGATTGAAGCCGTTTAAAATCAGAAGCTGATGAGCATCTGAATCCTGCGATTAAAAAGTTTTTAAGCAAATAAGCCTTAATAACTTCTTGAACCATAGAATAAGTAGGAATTACTACTGTTTCGTTGTTAGAAAATGTTATTAGAATTTCTCTCATGTTATATTCCTTTGCGATTTAAAAGAACAATACAGAACATCAAGGATTTTAATATGCAAATGCTTGAAATTGAAGAGCTTTACCTCAATTTTTTTACATTTTGTGCTTTTTAAAATGTGAAACATTTGCATATTACAATACTATGTTATCGTTAACTAGAAAAACTTTAAAACTTTAAATGTTTTTTCTAGTTTTGTTCTGGAATCGCAAAGGAATTAACCTTGAGGGAATTATAATTATCAGTTTCTTAGAACGAAACAGTACTAATTCTGTAGTTATTGTAAGGTTCAAGAAGTTTGTTATGATTATTTGCTTAAAACCAAACAATCGCAGAAGTATTCATATGCTCATCAGATAATGATATTTTAAACAGGCTTCACATGTCAAATGAATCTTTTTACTTCACAAACTTCTAAAGTAAATAAACATGAAAACTGCTTTTTAAGTGATTTCATTGTATCAAAAAATAGGCGGAGGTTTAATTTAACACTAACAAAATGTGGAAGACCTAAGCTGAAACAAAGCAAGCTTATTGTCCCAAGCAAATCTTTACTTAGAAAGCTCGGTTAGGTTTTCTAATATGTCCTCGTACTGTAATGAGCCAGAAGCTTGCGATAATTTTTTATTACAGCTTTAGAAGATTTAGAAGTTACAAAGTATTTTAAAGATTTCTTTAAGATTCTGATGCTTGCCAAGCCTATGAAAAAGATTCTAAAGCTAATATAGTAGAATTATGGTAATTTGAGAAATCTTTAATTGAAATAATTAAGAACTGTAAAGAGTTGTAGTTTACAAAGGCTGTAATATAAAAAATTATTGTTTCAGCTAATTAAGCTATCAATAAAAAAAGGGAGCTACTGATAGGTGGTATCTGATGAGCAGATTCCTTTTAGTGGGTGGGCAGAAGACCATACCCATACCACTATATATCTATGTACTGATCATACATTTTTAGAAGTTTTAGTAGTTAACCAGATCTAACTGGTATATCTGCGCCTATTAAAGACTCCATAGACTACATATGTGACCTGCTCGGCACATAAGTTATTATATAGTTAATTTTTAAGTTTGTCAAGGGCTATAGAAAATAAAGTTGACAAAACTTCTATATGGCTATATACTTTAATGATGTCTTTCACAAACACTATAGAGATTTTAAAAGAATGTCAGTACTACCAAGCACAAACAATAAACAAACTAGAAGCCTAACTGAAAAGCAACAAGCATTTCTAGAACATTTAGTAGATACACAAGGAGATTCTAAGAAAGCAGCAAATCTAGCAGGCTATACTGGACACTATTCTCAAATAGTAAAGGCTTTAAAAACAGAGATACTAGAAATAACACAAGAGATCTTAGCAAACTCTGCGCCTAAAGCAGCTTTTAAGGTTGTAGAAATTATGGAAGCAGACCGACCAGTAATACAAGCTAATAATAAGTTAGCTGCTGCCACTACTTTACTTGATAGAGTAGGAGTTTCTAAAGTAGATAAGTTAGATGTAACTCATAAAGCAGCAGGAGGTATATTTCTTATGCCTGATAAAGCACCAATGGAAGCAGTAAAAACAGAATACACAGAGATAAGAGGAGAAGAGTAATATGGACATAATAATTATGGTAGGTTTTGCAGTTCTAGTAGCTGCTATCGTAGTAAAAAGAAAGAAACCTGAATTATGGGCAAAAGTTGTGGAGAAGTTTAGTAAATGGAGTTAAGTTTAATACCAGACGGTTATATTAAAAGAAAAACATCTACTATTCCTTTTGGTTATGAAATAGATAAAAACATAGCAGGTTATTTAAAACCAAACCACGAAGAAGTAGATCTTTTAAAAGAAGTATCAGAATCTGTTTACGCAGGAGAAATAAGTTTAGGTGTCGGTGTAGACTGGTTAGAGTATAAAACTGGTAAAAGTATGAGTAGAGCAGGCTTAAAAAAGCATGTAGACAAAGTATATGGTAGAAAAAAATAAAAAATACTTGACAGATTCTAAAGGGAACTATATACTTAAGAAGGATGGTTCACCTAGATTAAAAGCAGGTAGACCTAAAAACTCAGAACTTTCTGCAGACAAAGCAGCACTACAAGCTGAAAGAAAGTTAAAAAGAAAAGCAGTAAAAGCTAAAAAGCTAACAAGGAAGTTAGCTAAAGTTAAAAAAGAACTTGACAAAGAAACAAAAGTTCTAACTTCTAATGTTATAACGGAAGAAGAAAGTAAAACTCTTCCTGATGCAATACAAGAACATTTAGATAGTACAGGTTCGTATGTGGCTTTCATGCCTAATGACGGACCTCAAACAGATTTTTTAGCTGCACCAGAAAAAGATGTTTTATATGGTGGAGCTGCAGGAGGTGGTAAAAGTTTTGCAATGTTAATTGATCCATTGCGCTCTTGTCACAATCCTGTACACAGAGCATTGATACTTAGAAGGTCAATGCCTGAATTAAGAGAATTAATTGATAAGTCAAGAGAACTTTATCCGAAAGCATTTCCGGGCGCAAAGTTTAGAGAAGTAGAAAAACTCTGGAACTTTCCAAGCGGAGCAAAGATAGAGTTTGGCTTCTTAGAAAAAGATGCAGATGTATATCGTTATCAAGGTCAAGCATATAGTTGGATAGGCTTTGACGAAATAACACACTTACCAACAGAGTTTGGTTGGAACTATTTAGCATCACGACTAAGAACAACAGATCCTGACTTACAGACTTATTTAAGATGTACGGCAAATCCGGGAGGCATTGGCGCACATTGGGTAAAGAAAAGATATGTAGAAGCTTTTGAGTATAACAAATCTTTTGTAGGTAAAGATGGTTTAACTAGGAAATTTATTCCTGCTAGACTTCAAGATAATCCTTACTTATCAGAAGATGGTGAATATGAAAGAATGCTTTCTTCTTTACCTGCTGTTCAACGTAAACAATTACTTGAAGGTAATTGGGATATTGCGGAAGGAGCAGCGTTTGCAGAGTTTGAAACAGAAAACCATGTTGTAACACCTTTTGATATACCATCTTGGTGGGAAAGATTTAAAGGAGTTGATTATGGTTATGCTGCAGAAAGTTGTTGTTTGTGGGCTGCTGTTGATCCTGAAGACAAGACCATTATTATATATAGAGAACTATACCAAAAAGGTCTAACAGGTTTAGCATTGGCTTCCAAAATAACAGAAATGGAACAGCACGAAATACGCTCTATATATGGAGTATTAGATACAGCAGCTTGGGCTAGGACAGGTTATTCAGGTCCTACTATTGGTGAAATCCTTACTCAAAAAGGACATAAGCTAAGAAGAGCTGATAAAAATAGAATAGCAGGAAAAGTACAGATACACGAATATCTTAGAAAAAGTGCAAGCACAGGTAGACCTAAATTACAAATATTTAACTCTTGTCAAAATTTAATTAGAGAGCTACAAAGTTTGCCTTTATCTAAAACTAATTCTGAAGACGTAGATACTAAAGCTTCAGACCATGCTTACGATGCGTTGCGATATATGTTAATGAGCAGACCTAGATTAGATCATCCTTATGATAGGATGCTAAAGATAAAAACGGATATCTACCAACCTGCTGACTCAACATTTGGATATTAGTACATGGCAGAAAATGAAAATACTTTCTTGTCAGCCAACAACATTTACGAAGATGTTGAAGGTGAAGCAGGTAAGACTTTAAAATTAGAATTAGACCAACGTACTAATTTAGTTGGTATTGTAGAAGATCGTTTTCTTGCTGCAGAAGACGCACGCAGCGTTGACGAACAACGTTGGCTAACAGCATATGAAAACTATCGTGGTCTTTATAAAAAGAATGTTAAGTTTAGAGAGTCTGAAAAATCTAGAGTCTTTGTAAAAGTTACGAAAACAAAAGTACTTGCTGCTTTTGGTCAGCTTGTAGATGTTATATTTGGAACTGGTAAGTTTCCTATAGGTATAGCAGAAACTAAAATACCTGAAGGTGAAAAAGCTAATGCTTATTTAGATACTCAAAACCCATCACCAAATATAGAAATACCTGATAACATAGGTAATAGACTCGAAGATCCTCCGCAAGAAAATCCTTATGATGTAGGATATGAAGGAGATGGTCGTACTCTTAAAGCAGGAGCTACTTTTGGTAGTGGAATGTTTGAAGATAGTATTGAAGATCAAGCTGAAGAAAAAGGATTTTTGGTAGAAGGACAAGCTCCGACACCTCAGATGCCTGAAATTTCTCCTGCACAAAGAGCTGCTAGACGCATGGAAAAATTAGTTCATGATCAAATAGAAGAGTCTAACGGATCATCAGAAATACGAAATGCTTTACTTGAAGCTTCTCTGCTTGGTACAGGTATTGTTAAAGGTCCTTTTAATTTTAATAAGAAATTACATAAGTGGGATACAGACGAAGAAGGTAATCGATCTTATAATCCTTTAGAAGTTAAAGTACCAAGAATAGAATTTGTAAGTTGTTGGGATTTCTATCCTGATCCTGCAGCTACTAATATAGAAGAGTGTGAATACGTTATCCATCGACATAAGATGAACCGTAGTCAACTCCGACAACTTCGTAACATGCCTTACTTTGATAAAGATGCTATTCGTGAATGTTTACAGATGGGTCCGAACTACGAAGAAAAACATTTTGAAAATGAATTAAAAGACAATAATACTACAGAAGAAGAGTATAGCTCTAACTACGAAGTTCTCGAATATTGGGGAATTATGGATGCCGAGTATGCTAGAGAAGTAGGAATAGAACTAGGTGAAGAAGTAGATGATCTAGATGAAGTACAGATTAATGCTTGGGTTACAGGTGGTAAACTGTTAAGAGCAGTTATTAATCCGTTTACACCTTATCGTATTCCTTACAATGCTTTCCCTTATGAAAGAAACCCATACAACTTCTTTGGTATTGGTGTTGCTGAGAACATGAATGATTCTCAACAGATTATGAACGGACACGCTAGAATGGCTATAGATAACTTAGCTCTAGCAGGTTCTATTGTTTTTGATGTAGATGAGTCTGCTTTAGTCGGTGGACAATCAATGGAAATATATCCCGGAAAAATATTCCGTAGACAGTCTGGGATGCCCGGACAATCTATATATGGTTTAAAGTTTCCTAATACAGCACAAGAAAATATGATGATGTTTGATAAGTTTAGACAACTTGCAGACGAACAAACTGGAATACCTAGTTACAGTCACGGACAAACAGGTGTTCAAAGTATGACAAGAACAGCTTCTGGTATGTCAATGCTATTAGGTGCTTCTAGTTTAAATATAAAAACAGTTGTTAAAAACCTAGATGATTTTTTATTGAAGCCTTTAGGTGAATCCTACTTTCAATGGAATATGCAATTCTTAGAAGATTCTATAGATGTGAAAGGTGATTTAGAAGTTAAAGCTACTGGAACAAATAGCTTGATGCAAAAAGAAGTACGAAGTCAAAGACTAACTATGTTTTTACAAACTGCACAAAGTCCTGCTATTGCTCCGTTTGTTAAGATTTCTAAACTTGTAAGTGAACTAGCCTATAGCTTAGATTTAGATCCAGATGAAATACTCAACGATCCTGAAGAAGCAGCTATCATGGCTCAGATAATAGGAATGCAAAATGCTCAACAAGAAACAAGCCCAGAAACTCAACCCGATAGTCAACAGCAAACAATGGGAAGCATTGGAGGAATACCTCAACCACCTCAAGACATTGGAGTTACAGGCACTGGTGGTGGCAACATCGGAACAGGAAATATTCCGCAGTCAGGGGAAGATCAATTCTCTGGTACGCTTAGAGAACCTGCCTAGCGTAGTCAGACAAACACTTAAAGAGAGATAATATGGCAAAGAAAAAAGAATTTCCAGACCTTAATAAAGACGGTGAAACAACTTTTGCTGATGTACTTATAGGTAGAGGAGTTAGAGAAAGAAAAGCTGTCGGTGGTGTTTTAGCAAAAGCTACAAAAAAAGCTATGTCTAAATCTACTAAAAGAAAAATTGCAAACGAATCTGGTTTAACAAATAAAGATGAAATTAAATTAGATAGAATGAAAGAAGATTTAGTAAAAGCTGAAAGAGATTTACAAGATTTAAAAAAAACTGCAGTTGACGATAGTCAAATTGATAAAGAAGATTTTTTAGAATCATATATAGATGAATTAGAAACTGACATAAAAATGTTAGAGGAAGGTGTTTCAGAAGAAGAAGCAAGAGGTTTATTAGCAAAAGGCGGAAAAGTAATGAAGCCTGCTAAGACTCGTTACACTTATGCGGAAGGTAAAGAAGTAGACAAACAAATGGTAGGTCTAGGTATTTCCGTATCTCCAATAACTGCAGAGATGGAGTCAGATAAAGAAATGGAAGATGGATATGTAGACTTTATCGTAGAACAATCTCTTTCTCCAGAAGAACAAAAATTTTTAATGGATAAATTAGAGTCTGAACCAGAACTTAGTGTCGTATTTGACAAAGTTATGGACACAGCAACAGAATTCGCAGGATCAGGACCAGTTGAAGGTCCGGGTTCTGGAGTCTCCGATTCGATACCTGCAAGGTTATCGGATGGTGAGTTTGTTTTTACTGCAAAAGCAACAGAGCAAATAGGCGCAGACAGATTACAAAGTATGATGAAAGATGCTGAAATGCAAGCTGATGCAGGAAGACAAGAAATGCAAGAAGGTGGTGAAGTAGAAGAAACTAAAGTTGATAGATTTGGAAAGCCTGTTGATAAAGACATAGCTGAAGATGAAATTAAAAAAGGTATGATGTCTACTAACCCACGTTTGCAATAACGATAAAGCCACCTTAGTTTACTAAGCCCTTTATCATAACATAAACCGAAAGGCTACCTTTACAAAAAACAAACCCTGCATAAGTCGACATTAGCAGCCACTTTGTTGAGAAAGCCCTGAGTAGGAGTAAGAAATGGCAACACAAGCAAAAAAAGCAAACCCTTATAACGCTGATAAAGATTGGCATAACAAGAAAGATAAGCCGTTTGTATCTGCTGACGGTGCATTCTTTGAAGAACCTCAATCAAAAGTTGAATCTTCGGAAGAACCAAAGCAAAGTAAAAAGGAAACGAAAAGTTCACCTGATTACAAAAAAAGATATGATGATTTAAAATCACATTACGATTCTAAACTTAACGAGTTTAAATCTAGAGAACAAGAACTTTTAGAACAGGCAGCTAAAAATATGCCTGAGTATAAAGCTCCAAAGTCTCCAGAAGAACTAGAAAAGTTTAGAGAACAATATCCAGATGTTTACGAAGTAGTTGAAACTGTAGCACACATGCAAAGTTCTGAAAAGACTAAAACTTTAGAAGAACGATTAGCACGGTTACAAGAACGTGAAACAGAATTAATTGCTAAAGAAGCACATTCTAAATTGACACAGAATCATCCTGATTTTGAAGATATTAGAAATAGTGATGAGTTTCATAGTTGGGCTAAATCTCAACCTGAATCAATTCAAGATTGGATATATAAAAATTCTAATGATGGTGATCTCGCAAGTCGTGCTTTAGATTTATATAAAAGAGATATGGGTATAGCTAAAACAGCTCGTAAGCCTAAAACTCAAAAGTCCAATAAATCTGCTGCTGATATGGTTTCAACTAAAACAACAGCCGTTGAACCACAGCAAGAAAAAATTTGGACTGAAAGGGAAATAGCTGCAATGTCTATTCAAGATTTTGACAAGTACGAAGAAGAAATCGGAAAAGCAATTCACGAAGGCAGAGTAGTTAAATAAAAACTAACTTTTAATTTGATAAAATAATGGAGAAGTAAAATGGCTTATAACCAATCAGATCAGTACTTTGAACCAAGTACCGATACTAACGCTAACTTTGCGAACTCCGTAAGTGGTCAAAATAATTCGTTTTTCCTTCCTGCAGTCTACTCTAAAAAGGTTCTTAACTTCTTTAGAAAGGCTTCGGTTGTAGAAGCGATCACCAACACAGATTACGCTGGTGAGATTGCCGCTTTCGGAGATTCCGTAAAGATTATAAAAGAACCTGAAATCACTGTGTACCAGTACGAACGTGGTGCAGACGTTACAGCAACTAAATTAACTGATCAAGAGTTGACTCTTGTAGTTGATACAGCTAACGCATTTAAATTCATCGTTGATGATATTGAAACTTCAATGTCTCATGTGAACTTTAAAGAAGTAGCTAGTTCATCTGCAGCATACGCTCTTCGTGATGCTTATGATGAAGGTGTAATTGCTACTATGTTCTCAGGTGTATCTGCATCAAGTCCTAACCACATTCTTGGTTCTGACAACGCTACTGACCTAGCAGCAGGCACATTTGATGGAACTGGTAATCTTGACATCGGTTTTGCATCAAGTGAACACGATCCTATTGACGTATTATCACATATGGCTCGTTTGCTTGACGAACAGAACATTCCAGAAGAAGGTAGATGGTTCTTAGCATCACCTGATTTCTACGAAGTTCTTGCAAGTTCATCGTCAAAACTTTTGTCTGTTGATTACAACGCAGGTCAAGGTTCTATTAGAAATGGTCTAGTCTCAAGTGGGAAACTGCGTGGATTCGACATGTACAAATCAAACAACATTGCAAGCACAACTAATGCTGCTGGCAAATGTATTGCTGGTCACATGTCTTCTACAGCTACTGCTCAGACTATAACAAGTACTGAAGTAATCAGAGATCCTGATAGCTTTGGTGACATCGTACGAGGACTCCATGTTTATGGTGGAAAAGTACTACGTCCTGAAGCCTTAGTTTCTGCTTTCTACGGTATTGACTAAACAGATTTGGGAGGTGTAAAAGCCTCCCTTTCTTTTTTAGAGTACAAATTTTATTAACACTAACTTATCTTTTAAAGATAAAGGAGACACAAAATGTCAAACCCAGTATTTAAAGTAAGAGATACAGGGCGCAACTCAGCTAGAACAGTCGATGTTGGGAAAATTGCTGACAACATATGTACTTCGTGGACTTCAGCTACAACAGGAACTATTGCAGTTACTGCTGACGCTACTTACGATGTTTCATTTACACAACCAGCCGATACTATTATCAGAAATCTTATTGCCATTCCAGCAGGTAACATTGTTACAGCAGGAGCTTCAGGCGATGATGTTGATTTTGATTTAGGTACTGCAGCAGGTGGTGGTCAAATTATTGATGAAAAAGCTATCTTAGATGATGGTGGATCAGCAGTAACTTGGACAGCAAACGCACCTTTGTATATTATTCAAGACTCACACGGACACGCAGCTAACGCTTTTGTAGGAACAGGAGTAACAGCAGGTGTTGTAGGAGGACCAGCAACTTCAGAAGCTATTGTTATAGCATCTACGTTGTATAGTGCTTCTGCTCGTACACTATATGCTCGTCTTAAGCCACTAGCAAATAACCTTGCTACGGCAGCTACAACAGTTACTTACTTAGTCGAGTTTTTACATCTCGGTTCAACCCCTGATTAAAAATGCCACAAATAGGTAACGATAAAAATCCTATGATCCTAAACGGCTCTAGTAAGCCTAAAAGCACTAGAGTCTTAGGATTGTTAGGTAACGCATATTCTGGTGAAGCAAAACAGAAGTACGTTGATAACTATGATCGTATTTTTGGTAAAAAGAAAAAGGGTAAATAATGGCTACAACATATTTAACACTAACTAACGAAACTTTAAGAGAGCTTAACGAAGTTCAACTTACATCGTCAAACTTTTCAGATGCTATAGGAATACAAGCTTTTGTTAAAGAATCAATTAATAGATCGTTAAATGATATAGCTAATGAAGAACCTCAATTACCTTTTTTTGCAGCAGCAGCTAGTGGAGGTACAGATCCTTTTTACGGTAACGTAACTGTAGCAACTGTAGCAGGAACTCGATGGTATACACTTAAATCAGGAAGCTCTAGTATAACTACAGATTACTCTTCTATAGATTGGGATGATTTTTATATTACAACAATTAGTGTATCAGGTGAGTCTGCTCCTTACACATCTAAAGGTTTAAAATTTATATCTTTATCAGATTGGAGAAGATATTTAAGAGATTCTGAAAATGCTGATGATGCAGACACACAAAATTATGGTGAACCTAAATATGTTATAAGAAGTCCTGATCATCGTAAGTTTGGTCTTAGTCCTATACCTGATAAAGTATATAATGTGCATTTTTATGCTTATGCTAAACCGACTGCTTTATCAGCACACGGAGATGCTATTGTTCTTCCTGATCAGTATGCTCCTGTTATATTAGCTAGAACACGTTATTATGTTCATCAGTTTAAAGAAAACTTACAGCAAGCAGCTTTTGCATTAGATGATTATAAAAAAGGTATGAAATACATGAAATCTAATTTAATTAATCCACAACCAAAAAGTATGACAGATGATAGGATTTATTTCTAATGGCAGCTTCGCAACCATTTTCAGTTGCGTTGCAAGGTGGTTTAGATAAGTCTAGTAACTCTTTAGAACTTTTAAAAACTCCGGGAAAAGCAACAAGATTAAAAAACTTTGAAGTCTCTACAAAGGGTGGATACAGACGTATAAATGGTTATTCGCAATTTGGAGATGGCACAAGACCTAACAGTTCTAATGAAATATTAGGACTACATGTGTATGCTGATGGAGTTATTGCTGCTTCAGGAACTAACATATATTTTAGTCAAGACGGAAATAGTTGGTTACAAATAAATAAAGACAGCGTAGCTGGAGGAGGAGATAACTACAGTACCTTTACAGGTCGTAGCACACTAGCTAGAACAAATCAAAGTAAAACACACTTTGCAACTTTTGAAGGAAACACAACTTATGGTGAAGTAGTTGTTACTGACGAAGGATCTGGAGTAAAACCTTTTTATTTTAAAATGACAGGTACTGGAGATGCACTAAGTAGTAGGACTTACTTTGCAAAAGAGATTACAGTAAGCGGTACACATTATCCTAAGTTTTGTGTAATCCACGATAAACATTTAGTAGTTGCAGGAGCAGCTACAGCTTTAAATACTATATTTTATAGTGGTACAAGCGACATAGATGATTTTACAAGTTCTGGATCAGGCAGTATTGTATTAGATGATCAAGTAGTAGGACTTAAATCTTTCCGTGATGAACTATTTATATTTTGCAGGAACTCAATTTATAAATTACAAAATATAAATAACTCAAGTACAGTAGCCGTTGTACCAGTTACAAAAAATGTAGGTTGTGTAGATGGTAAGACTATACAGGAATTTGCAGGTGACTTAATATTCTTAGCTCCTGATGGTTTTAGAACTATTGCAGGTACAGCAAGAATTGGTGATGTTGAGTTAGGAACTATTAGTAAATCTATTGAACCTATAATAAATGAAATTGTTGGAGGAACTTCTACATTTGAATTTAGTAGTGTAGTTCTTAGAAACAAATCTCAATATAGAATGTTTTATAGTACTTCTACTTCTTCAACAGCTAATTCAAAAGGAGTAATAGGAACTTTAACTCAAAGAGGTTTTGAATGGTCTGAAATATCTGAAATACAAGCCTGTGCAATAACTTCTGGATTTAACTATGCAGGTAAAGAAAAAAAATATCATGGTGATAGAGATGGATATATCTACAATCACGACACAGGAAATAGTTTTAATCCTGCAGGAACTGAATCAAATATATTAGCAGAATATCAATCACCTGATTATGATTACGGAGACTTTGGAACTTTAAAAACTTTAGATCACGTTAAAGTTTCTGTATTTCCAGAAGGAGCTGTAGAGCCAACACTTAGAGTTAGGTTTGATTATGACAGCACAGACAGACTTCAACCAACAGATGTAGGAATAATATCAGCAACTCCTTCTATATTTGGAGATTCATCAGCAGTATTCGGTACAAGTACTTTTGGTGCGCCAGAACAACCTTTAGTAAGAGCTACATTAACAGGAAGTGGGCATAGTAATTTCTTTAAAATATTTAGCAATGATACAAATGCTCCTTACACAATAAACGGCTTATACATAAATTACAGACCATCGGGAAGACAATAATAACAAAGAGAGAATTAAATTATGGCTCAAACATACACTAGACAAAGTTCAATAGCTGATGGAGATACCATTACTGCTGCACTTTTTAATAACGAATATAATCAACTTTTAAATGCTTTTGCTTACTCTTCAAGTAGTGCATCATCTACAGGACACCGACATGATGGATCTACAGCACAAGGCGGTAATATTTATAAAATAGGTGACTTAGATTTTCTTAATAAAATAGAAGCTGATAGTACTAACAATCGTTGGGGAATTTATGTAGAAGTATCTAGTGCAGCCGTAGAACAAATAAGAATACAAGACGGAGCTATTGTACCTGTTACAGATAATGATATAGATTTAGGTACAAGCTCATTAGAATTTAAAGATGCATACTTTGATGGTACAGTAACTTCAGATGCTTTTGCAGGTCCATTAACAGGAGATGTTACAGGTAATGTATCGGGTACTGCAGCAACTGTAACAACGGCTGCACAGTCTAATATTACAAGTTTAGGAACTTTAACAACTCTTACTGTTGATAATGTTATAGTTAACGGAACTACAATAGGTCATACATCAGATACAGATTTAATGACTCTTGCTGATGGAGTATTAACAGTAGCAGGTGAAGTTTCAATGACTACACTTGATATAGGTGGTACAAATGTAACAAGCACAGCAGCAGAACTTAATATTCTTGATGGTGTAACGAGTACTGCAGCAGAACTAAATATAATAGATGGAGACACTAGTGCTACTTCTACAACATTAGCCGATGCTGATAGAGTTGTAGTTAATGACGGTGGTACAATGAAGCAAGTTGCTCTTACTGACTTTGAAACTTACTTTGAAAGCTCTATAGATACTATAGCAAACTTTGAAGTTACTACAGAACTACAAACTCCACTTATTGCATTTACAGATGGTGATGATGCTATTCAAATTGCAGACGGTGGTGGAGTTACAATGGTTGCTGGTCTTACTTCTACAGCATCGGCAAACTCATTAGGAGCTACAAGTTTTAATGATGCAGATATTACTAATGTAGGAGATATTCAACTTGATTCTATTACAGGTGACGGAGATACTAATACTTCAATTACATTTAGTGGATCAGATGTAATAACTATTGCAGCAGGAGGAGACAATCAAGTTACATTTACTAACGGAGCTATTGTACCTTCAACAGATAACGACATAGACTTAGGAACAAGCTCAACAGAGTTTAAAGATGCTTACTTTGACGGCACAGTTACTACAGACGCTTTAGTTGCAGATACTGCAGACATTAATGGAGGTACTGTTGACGGTGCTATTATTGGTGGTGCAAGTGCTGCAGCTATTACAGGTACTGCTATTACTGGTACAAGTTTTGTAATTGGAAGTGCTGATATAAATGAAGCAGAACTAGAAACTATTGATGGAGTTACTGCAGGAACTGTAGCAGCTTCAAAAGCTGTAGTTGTCGATTCTAATAAAGACATTGGAAGTTTCCGTAACATTACTCTTACAGGAGAACTTGATGCAGCTACATTAGACATTAGTGGTGACGCAGATATAGACGGTACTTTAGAAGCTGATGCAATTACTATTGGTGGTGTAACTTTAGCAGAAACAATTAGTGATACTGTAGGTGCTATGGTAACTTCTAATACCGAAACAGGTGTTACAGTTACTTACGATGATAGTGATAATACGTTAGACTTTGTAATCGGTACACTTAACCAAGACACAACTGGTACAGCAGCGGTAGCTACAACTGTTACTATTACAGATAACGAAAGCACAAACGAAAATAATGCTATTGTCTTTACATCAGGTGGAGACTTAGACGGTGGTAACTTGGGTTTAGAATCAGATGGTGATTTAAAATATAATCCAAGTACAGGAACTCTTTCTGCAACTAACATTTCAGTTAGTGGTACATTTAGTACAGTAAACTCTGTTACAATGAACGCTAACAACGCAGTAGTTTTTGAAGGATCTACAGCAGATGCACACGAAACTACACTTTCAAGTATAGATGCTACAGGTGATAGAACAATAAATCTTCCTAATGTATCAGGTACGCTTCCAGTATTAGCGGCTGCATCAGCTACTCAAATTAGTTCAACACCAGAAGAACTTAATATACTTGATGGAGCTACTGTAGTTGTTGGAGAAATAAACGCACTAGACTTAGGTTCTACAGCAGTCGGTACAGCTATTGCTTCTAAAGCAGTCATATTAGATTCTAACAAAGATTATACAGGTATTAGAAACTTAACTATTACAGGTGAACTAGATGGTGCAACTCTAGATATTTCAGGAGATGCTGATATAGATGGTACTACTAACCTAGATGTCGTAGATATTGATGGTGCTGTTGATATGGCTACAACTCTTGCAGTTGCAGGTAATGTAGACTTTAATGGTGACTTGGATGTTGATGGAACTACAAATCTTGATGTTGTTGATATAGATGGAGCTGTTGATATGGCTTCTACACTAGCAGTAACAGGTATAGTCACACTAACTGACGATTTAATAATCGGTGATGGCAAAACAATCGGTTCTGCTTCAGACGTAGATGCTATGACTATTGCTTCTAATGGACAAGTAACATTTACACAAACACTTATTGGTACTGCTTTAGATATTTCAGGTGATGCAGATATTGATGGAACTTTAGAAACTGACGCACTAACTATTAATGGTTCAGCATTAAATTATAAAGCTTTTGGTACTTCTTCAATTATGCTTGGAGACAATGCTACAGGAACTATTGATGCTGCTGACAATAATACTGGTGTAGGTGTTGATGTTTTTGCAGCTTTAACATCTGGTGATAATAATGTTGCTGTTGGAAAATCTGCTTTAACAGCAAATACGACAGCAGATTACAACACAGCAATAGGTATGGATGCTTTAAAATCAGCCACAACTGGCGCACAAAACACAATGGTTGGTGCTTTGTCTGGCGATGCGATAACAACAGGTCAATATAATGTAGGTATGGGAATACACGCAGTTGGTTCAACGACAACTGCTTCAAGCAATACTGGACTTGGTTATAATGCTTTATTTGCAAACACTACAGGTGCAGATAATGTAGCAGTTGGAGCAAATGCTTTAGATGCTAACACCACAGGCGAACAAAATGTTGCAGTTGGTAAGGATGCTATGTCTGCAAACACCACAGGAAGTAATAATGTCGCAGTTGGAGAGCTTTGTTTAGATGTAGCAACAACAGCAAGCTCAAACACAGCAGTTGGTAGCCGAGCAATGGGAGCAACCACAACAGGAGCTTCAAACACAGCAGTTGGTCAAGGCGCATTGGAAGCAAATACAACAGCTTCTAACAATACAGGTCTCGGTAAACAAGCTCTAGCAGCAAACACAACAGGTACTGAGAACTCAGCAGTCGGATCAGGTGCTTTAAGAACAAATACTACTGGAGATTATAATACTGCATTTGGTTATGAATGTTTAAGATTAGCTACTACAGCAGCTAATAATACTGCAATGGGACACTATGCTCTAGGAGCAACCACAACTGGATACCGCAATACAGCAATAGGAGCTACTGCTGGTGATGCAATAACTACAGGATTAGCAAATACTACTATGGGTTTTGAGTCTTTAACTACTCTGACTACAGGATCAAACAACGTAGCGATTGGAGAACAAGCATTAGCTAACAGTACAACTGGTGGAAACAACACAGCAGTTGGTCGTAAAGCTTTAAAAGCAGTAACTACTGGAACTCACAATGATGCTTTTGGTTTTGAGTGCGCTGACAATCTTACTACAGGTCATTCTAATACATTAATTGGTAATGGCATCACTACAGCATCGGTAAGCACTAGCAATGCTAATGGTTTAGGAGTAGATCTTGTGTGCGCAGACAACTACACAACTATAGGTCAAGGTTCTGCTGATATTCGGACATCACACGGAAGTACATCTTGGGCAACTGTATCAGACAAAAGAGTTAAGAAAGATATTAAAGACTCTACTGTAGGTTTAGCCTTTATCAACGATCTCAGACCAGTAACTTTTAATTATAAAAACAAAGGTGATCTACCTAAAAACTTTAAAGGCTATGAAGAAAGTTCTACAGAAGTTTATAAAAACTCTAAATCTCAGCATGGTTTTATAGCTCAAGAAGTTAAAGCAGCTATTGATAAACATAGTGATATTAAAGATGGTTTTAGTATGTGGGATGATGATGATCCTTCTGGACAACAAAGAGTTGGTGAAGCAGCAGTTATACCTGTATTAGTAAAAGCAGTACAAGAACTTTCAGCACAAGTTGAAGAATTAAAAGCACAAATAACCGAGGAAAAATAAAATGGCACAAACAGTAAGCGAATGTTTAACAGCAGCTACAGATAGCGTAACAGTAATTAATGATATTAACTCTAAAGGCAAAGAATCAACGCATATTACAGCATCCGATCCATCTGCAGGAGTTACACAAGCAGATGCAAACGCTAGAGTAAAAGCAAACGTAGATCATTTAACTCTTATTCTTGCGTATGACGGAACTAATGAAACACCTAATG